AGTTGCTACCTAATTAACGAAGTAAACAACGGCTTTAGTGGTAGAACGGTAGTAAACTTTAATAACGGAATACCAAGCGAAGAACAACAACACTTGATAAAGAACAAAGTGCTTAACCAACTTACAGGTACTTACGGTGAAAAGCTTATAGTTGCCTTTAACAATAACGCAGAAAGTAAGACAAGTGTTGATGCGATGCCTGTAAACGATGCACCAGACTTGTATAGTACATTAAGCGAAGAATGTTTAAGAAAGATAATGTTAGCACATAACGTTACTTCACCTTTACTTTTTGGTATAGCATCAACAAATGGTTTTAGTTCAAATGCAGATGAGTTAAAGAATAGTTTTATCTTATTTGATAACTTAGTAATAAGACCGATGCAGGAATTATTGTGTGATGCTTTCGATAAGATATTAGCTTATAATGGTATTAGTTTAAACTTGTACTTTCAAACTTTAAAGCCTTTAGAGTTTAACGATAATGGAGTAAAAGATGAAAATCAAGAAGATGTTGAACTTTCAAGTCAAGAAGATAAAATTGATATTTCAGAATTTGGAGAAGATATTGACGAGGATGAATGGGTTTTAATTGATAGTCGTAAAGTAGATTATGAATTAGAGGATGAGTTAGATAATCACTTAGAAGAGTTAAATAATCAAAAAGAAAGTTTATTATCTAAGGTTGTTAATTTTGTTTCAACTGGTACTGCAAGACCTAACACAAAGAGTGAACAAGACACTCAAATGTTTAAACATAGATACAGATATTCAGGTAAAGTAGGAGCTAATTCAAGAGGTTTCTGTAAAAAGATGCTACAAGCTAATAAAGTATATCGTAAAGAGGATATAATAAACATGAACACTAAGGTAGTTAATGAGGGGTGGGGTCCAAAAGGTGCTGACACTTACGATATTTGGTTGTACAAAGGTGGAGGAGATTGTAATCATTTTTGGACTAGAGAAACTTATTTAAGAAAGTCAGATGTAAACAATCCTAATGCTAAGAAGTTCACACCAGCACAAGTAAGAAAAGCTGGTAAGACTTTAGGCACTGATGAAATAGCACCAAAAAACGAAAAGAAAGTATATCAAAAACCAAAAGATATGCCTTACAACGGATTCTTACCAACTAATAAAAGATTTAACTAATGGCAGAAGCATTATTAATACAACCAATAGATTTAAAACGATTTACTTTTGTAGATGGTAACTTAGATGTAGATAAGCTATTACAATTCGTTAAAATAGCACAAGACATTCACATACAAAGTTATTTAGGTACTGACTTATTAAACAAGTTGAAAGCTGACATTACTGCTGGTACTTTAAGTGGAAACTATTTAACATTATTAGAGACCTATGTTAAACCGATGTTGATTCACTTTGCTATGACTGAGTATCTACCATTTGCAGCGTATAACGTAACTAACAAAGGTGTTTACAAAAGCACTTCAGAGAATGCAGATAGTGTTGAGAAAAACGAAGTAGATTTTTTAATTCAAAAGTCTAGGAGTTTAGCAGAGAACTACGCTGAAAGGTTTGTAGATTACATGGTTTATAATCAATCTTTATTTCCTGAATACACAAGTAATTCGCAAAATGATATTTATCCAAATCATGGAAGTAATAATTTCACTAATTGGTATCTATGAAACAAAAAAGCAAATATAAAGTTAAAGAAGAGAACATTAAGAAGTTAGAATTATATCTTAAAAAGTTAGATGGCAGTAGAAAAGAAAATAAGTGAGTTAACGGCAAAGAGTACCGAGTTACAACCTTTAGATTTATTAGAGGTTAGTGAGTGGAATGGTGCAACTTACGACACCAAAAGTATTAGTGGTAGTGGATTTATTTTACATAAAAAAGTATCTATTGTAGCTGCCGACTTATTAACTGCAAATTCTTCTCCTATCAATTTAATTGATGCACCTGGTTCTGGAAAAGCATTAGATATTATTGATGTGCTTGTCAAGTTTAATTATGGAACAGTTGCTTTTGATGGTGCTAGTGGTACTGTTAATTTCAATGTAGATACTGCAAATGATGACTACTTTGAATATGCAGACTTATTAAGTCAAACTGCTGATAGTTTAGGATTTGCTTTTGGTAATTCTAACACTGAGAAAACAGTAGAAAATCAAGAGTTTCATTTAATAGCTAACAACGATAGTACGGTTGGAGACAGCACAATGGATATATACATAAATTATAGAATAATAACACTTTAAAATAAATAAAATGAGTTTACCAAATTTAGATAAGTTAGTAGCAAATAAAGGAGTATATGTTGTTAATGATACGGATGAAGCGACAAAGGTTATAGATGGTGTATTTGTATTAGAAGATACAGTAATAGCTAATTTAAAAGTAGGTGGTGTTGATGCTTTAAGTTCTTACGTTTCAACTCCAGCAACTGCTGTGAAAGCTGGTGCATACATCAGACCATTAGACGGTGTTCAATTCTCAGGTATTACTTTAACAAGTGGCTCTGTAGCTTTAATCTTAGGGTAATGATATACGGTTACGGAAATATGATAAGTGCCACTAATCGACTTTTTAGTGGTGGTGGTGGTGCTAACCCTAACTTTGAAATGACTATCGACACTACTAAAGCTGGTAGTGCCTCTAATACGTTTATATTACCAACTGTTAATAGTGGTACTTATGACGCTCTTATTGATTGGGGGGATGATTCAACAAGTGAGATAACTTCATGGAATGACCCAGACTTAACACACGTTTATTCGGTTGGAGGCATCTATAATGTTAAAATTTCAGGTAGTTTCCCACAAATAAAATTTGCCAATACTGGGGATAAATTAAAGTTAATGTCAATTAATAACTGGGGTAATTGTGGTTTTTTAAGTTTAGACAGTTCTTTTTATGGTTGTTCTAATTTAGAGATATATGCAACAGACACACTTAATTGTTCTAGTGTTACAAATATGTTTAGGTGTTTTTTTAGTTGTTCATCAATAACTAGCATACCTAATTTTAACACTTGGGACACTTCAAATGTTACTAATATGTCTCTTTCTTTTCGTTCTACTACTTCATTAAGTAGTTTAGACTTGTCAGGAATGGATTTTACTTCTTGTGTTAATTGGGGTGCATCAGGGGCAAATGGTGCATTTTGGCAGTCTGGTATTTCTAGTATTAATTTAACTGGTTTACTATTTAATAATTCATCTTTTACTTTTTCATCAGTTTTTAGTAGTTGTTCTAATTTAACAACTGTATCTGGTTTTGAAACTTTAGATTTTAGTTCATGTACTGAATTTTCATATGTATTTTATAGCTGCACAAGTTTAACTAGTATTAATTTAGTTGGATTGGATTTTAGTTCATGTACAAATTTTTATAGAACATTTTATGCAAATACTGCGTTTACTTTATTAGATGTTAGTAGCTGGACGTTAAATTCAGTTAATAATATAAGTATGGGTCAAATGTTTAGACTTTGTGGAACTAGAAATATTGTTGGATTAGACACTTGGAATATTGAAAAAGTAAATAACTTTTCAAGTTTCTTAATTAATTCAAAAATAACAACAACCGAATACGACAAACTATTAATTGCTTGGGATTCTCAAAACCCTGTGGATAGTTTAACTCCTAATTTTGGAACTTCAAATTATACTTTAGGAAGTGCAGCAGAAACTGCAAGAGCTTCATTGATAAGTACAGATTTATGGACAATTACCGACGGTGGAGGAATTTAATAATATAAGATATGATAATTACAGTAGTAAGTAAAGATAAGTTAACCATTACTTGGTGGATTGTTTACAATGAAGATAAATCAATAGTTAATTATGGTGTTACAGACCCCCCACAAGAAACTCAAACAGGCTTACCTTTAAATCAAGTTTTTGATGATGAAGCTAGTTGGTTATTAGTTTTAAAAAATGAATTTAATATAGTTCCTGAATAATGGAAGCACTTAACTACATATTCGTTGCACTTATTACAGTACTTTTTGGGGTTGTTAGACATTTCTTTAAAGACTTACACAATAAGTTTATAGAAAGCGAAAAGAAAAGTGAAGAGATTCATGATAAGGTAGTTAAGCTAGAGGGTAAGGTAGAGCGACTAGATGAGAAGATGCCTAGTGATATCGCCAACTTAGAAAAAGTAATGGATTTGAAATTTGAGCAATTCAATAAGCAATTCGAGGAGTTAACAAAAGCTATTAGGCACGCTGAAAGAACAATGACATCACAAGCTGAAGCATTTGTAAAGCTACTTCAAGAAGTTAGAAAATGAAAAAGCATATAATATCATTAGTTAACGACACGTTAAAAAAAGATGGTAAATGGAGTAGAACATCTTTAACTATGTTTTCAGCGTGGAAACTTGTTATTTTTATGGTTATCTTTGATTTGTACAAAGAAGGCTTTAGATATGATGTGTTTGTAACTATGGTGGGAGTTGCACTAGGAACTAAATTAACCGATTCAATAGGTAAACGAGTAGAGAAAAAATGAGATACAAAGAAATGTTAATTGTTTTATTGATAGGTGTTATAGTGTTCTTACTATTTCAAAAAAGACCAGTTTACAGAGCTGGTAGACTTCAAACTATTGAACACGTTATACATGGTAAAGATAGTAT